TGTGATAGATCGTGTTAGACATATTCCCGGTTTTGAAAGTTTCAACTATGCGGCACTGGATGCTGCAATCAAAAGCAACGACACAGTCAAGAACCTGGTGAAAGGTCCTCCCAAAGACGATCAACACACCGGTGACAAATACCTGTATCTAACACCATTTGAGAACACCGTTGATGTTTCGGGTGGAGAAGGTGGAGATGCCAGCGCAGACAAGAGCGCCAACGTGGTATCCGGAATGGCAAAACGTGCCATTGGCAAATAACCAAAATCATCGATAATTTCAAATAAATATAGTATACTACACAAAGGAGTATACTATGAAACGACTCATTTTAATATCGGCATTGTTATCGGCATCAATTGCATCGGCTGATGCCTGTTGCTATCGTGGTGGCTACTACCATCATGGATACAACGGTGGCTGGGTAGCACCTGCACTTATTGGCGGAGTGCTCGGATACGAGCTGGCACAACCCCGCACAGTGGTTGTTGAGCAACCGCCTGCAGTTGTTTACACACAACCCCCAATGGTGGTGCAACAACCTGGTTATGCACCTCCTCCAGTGGGCTATCATTATCAACAAATGGTTAATCCACAAACCGGACAGTATCAATTAGTATTGGTGCCAAACTGATATGAAACTACGTAAACTACGCCGAAAATTGTACGTTGCCATCTTTAGACACGATGTCAAACGCGAAAAGAAAATTTGGTACAAGATACTTAAAAAGAGTATTTGACACAAACACACCACAGACATACGCTAATGGCCTATTCCGACAAAGTTATTGACCACTACGAGAACCCACGCAATGTGGGTTCGTTTGCTCGTGACGAAGCAGGCGTGGGCACCGGCATGGTGGGGGCACCTGCTTGTGGTGATGTCATGAAACTACAGATCAAGGTCGAAAATGGAATCATCACCGATGCAAGATTCAAGACTTATGGTTGCGGCTCCGCAATTGCGTCAAGCAGTCTCATTACCGAGTGGGTTAAAGGTAAAACACTTGACGCCGCGGCAACGATTACAAATAGCGAGATTGCGGAAGAGCTTGCTCTCCCTCCAGTCAAGATTCACTGTTCGATCCTGGCCGAAGATGCCATCCGGGCAGCAGTAGCCGACTACAAAGCAAAACACAATATCAACTAATCATGAAACTCAAAGTATTTTATCATGTTATTGATTTGCCCAAATGGGAAACAATAACACAGGAACAATTGACCAAATTAAAAACATCCGGCTTGATGTCGGTGGCCGATGTGTATGTGAACCTGCACTATCGTTCCGACAGTTTTGTTCATCTAAAAGAATACTGGCGCGATGAACCCAATTTACATTTCTTAGACAGTCCAGATAGTCCAGCCGAGATGGAACATTCAACTGCGGTCTTGATGCAACAGATGGCCTTGAACAGTGGCGAAGACTTTTATGCACTCTACATGCACCAAAAAGGTATTACTTATATAGGTACCGAAAAAGAATTGCCCACACGCGATTGGCGCTGGCTCATGGACTACTGGACCATAGAACGCTATCAGGACTGTGTGCGAAAACTCAGTGAGGGATATGATGCAACTGGATGCAATTACAATCCGGATTTTACACCAGGTGCCGCACCGCACTTTGGTGGCAATCAACACTGGGTCACTAGTGATTTCTTGAAACGTATCACAGTGTTGCAGTTGCCTAGTCAAGTGCAGTATCAACGTCAAGTGCCACACCTGCATCACTACCGATGCGATATAGAAAACTGGTACGGGGCCAATCAGGCTAGAGCCTATGGATTCTATCATAGCCATGTGAATCACTATCACGATCTTTTCCCACCCGAACTATATCGAGCATGATCACAGTCACTGAAGCTGCCAGAAACAAAATTGTACGACTTTTGGCCAAGCGCGGTGGCATTGGAATCCGAATCGGTGTTAGGACGACCGGTTGCTCGGGACTGGCTTATGTGTTAGAATATGTAGATGCCTACATAGACAGTGGCGACACCATCAACTATGCACAACCAGACTTTGCCATATTTGTAGACAAAAAGAGCGATGTCTATTTGAAGGGCATGACAGTAGACTATGTACGCGAAGGCCTCAACGAAGGTTTTCAATTCACAAATCCCAATGAACGTGACCGTTGCGGTTGCGGAGAAAGTTTTAGAGTTCGATGATAAAATCACCATACAATTACACTGCCATCAGCAGAACCACTGTTGATGGCAAACGACACTACTGTTTACCTGATGGCAGCCGGGTGCCTAGCGTAACAACCATACTAGATCGTACTGCTCCTGCTGAAAAACGCGAAGCATTACAAAAGTGGCGTGATGCCATTGGACACGAACGTGCACAACAGATCACAACTGAAGCTGCTAATCGTGGTACCCGTATGCACAGTTATCTTGAGAGTTATATTCTCAGTGATGACATGAAACCCTTGCCCACAAACCCCTATGCACATCCGTCGTGGTTCATGGCTTCGCAAGTGATACTGGAAGGACTGCAACCCAATGTTACTGAATACTGGGGTAGCGAAGTTCCAGTTTATTATAGTGGGTTATATGCTGGTACCACAGACTGTGTGGGTGTATGGAAGGGTGCTCCTGCTATCCTGGATTTCAAGCAAAGCAACAAAGTCAAAAAGCGCGAGCACATTGGCGACTACTTTATTCAACTGGCAGCTTACGCAGCTGCACACAATGACACACACGGCACTGAGATCAATACCGGTGTAATTTTGATGTGTGTACAACCAAAACAACTACTAGATGGCACGTTTTCGACGCCAGAATACCTGGAATTTGTTGTTGAAGGCGACGAGTTTGCTTACTGGCACAACGAGTGGATGAAACGTGTGGAGCTATACTATTTGTCAAACTAAATACATTATTACAATGAGGTTTAGCGATGGCAATCACACAAATAAGTCAGATACAGGTTCGAAGAGGACTTAATCAAGATCGTCCACAATTGGCTGGTGGTGAATTTGGTTGGAGTACAGATACTCGCCAACTCTACATCGGCAATGGATTATTGTCTGAAGGTGCACCAGTTGAGGGTGTGACCGAAATACTGACACAAAACAGTATACTTAATTTCACACAGGGCTATGCTGGTGCAGTAACATCACTACAACAACAGTTGTCGGCTCTACAGGTCACTGCCGCAATTGACTATAATACTGTACTACCGGCCACCAGTTCGGGAACTATTACCAGTGTTCCGGCTAGTAATTCTGTAATCTCGTACACTCTTACCCAAGGCTTGAAACAACGCACTGGTACCATCCGTGTCAGTTACAGTTACCTGTTGTCGTCAATTGTGTACGACGAAGAGTACAATGAAACCAACACCACTGATATAACTTTTTCTGTATTGGCCAACATACAAAATGGCAGTCCGACTACCAACATGGATTTCCATTATGTGACCACATCGCCAACCACACTATTTTACCGAGTAGCAACACAATCATAATAAATGTTTCAACTTAAAACCGAGGACCGACTGAGGGCCTGGCGTGAGTTTCGATATTCTATTGGCCGCTTGCCATTAGATCAGGCCTTGCAACAAACTGTGGAGTTGTGGAGCCGTGCTCCATTCATTCCCTATCATTTAGACGCCAAAGATCGCATGTCATGGCCAGACCCTTGGCAGTTGGTGGACGAAAACATCTACTGTGATCTTGCAAAAGCCTTGGGAATCATGTATACTATGTTATTAACTGAGCATAGAAACAACCTAGATATCGAAATACGAGTATATAAAGATCCCGAGACCGGATACGAGTATAATTTATCTTGGTTCAACAATGGAAAATATATTGCTAATTTGATTGACGCGGAGATTGTAAATATTGAACAATTCGATAAAGCACTACGGTTAGAACAGATATATACAGCACACGAATTACAATTACAAAATTACTGAGGAATCAATGTCAACAATTCAAGTCACAAAAAGAAGTGGACGTAAAGAACCACTCGCAGTAGAAAAATGGCAAGCGCAGATAGCAAAAATATGTAGTGGGATAGCAGATGTAAGTCAGAGCATGATCGAGATTAAAAGTCAACCGCACTTTTATGATGGCATTACTACAAGAGAAATTGACGAAATAACACTACGAGCAATCGTAGATCTAATCGACGTCGAACACAATCCCGATGTGGGACACACCAATTACCAATATGTGGCCGGCAAGCAACGTCTAAGT